GGGACATCGTAGCACCAAACGGACGTAAAAAAGTTCAAATCATCGGTTGCTTCGGCGGGTACGGGTCCGGCAAGTCTCGCGACTCTCTAGCTGAGATATTCATTAGAGCACTGGAGAACCCGAAAGGTACCGGACTACTTACAGCGCCTACCTTGTCCCAGTTAAAGCGCACGACCCTGAAGACGTTGTTTGAGGAGGTCATTCCTCCCCAGTTCATTGAAAGCTACAACAAGAGCGACATGGAAATTAAGCTGATCAACGGTTTCACATTTTTCTGTATTCCGTCTGACGATGAAGAAAAACTACGGTCCATCAATGCGGGAATCTGTCACATGGAGGAAGCCAGTGGAATCAAACGTACTATTTTCGACCAGATTCTTGTTCGATTGCGCGACTACAATGTGGACAATCGTTTATTCATGGTTTGTTCTAACCCTGATCTCGGATGGATTAGGGAAGTATTCGCAGAAAACATCAAACGCAAAGACCCGAGCCATCCTGAGTACCACGCGTATAATCCTTCTATCACTACCTTTATTTGGGCCACTCATCTTAATCATCACCTGCCGCCCGACTTTATAGCGATCAACAGCAAGAACAAACCCGATTGGTGGATTAAACGGTACCTGGAGGGTAGCTTCGACCATTCAGAAGGGATGGTCTACCCAGGTATTGTGTCGTGCTTCGTGGACTCGCTTGAATACGCAAGGCCAAACGACAAAGGCTGTGATCGGCATGGAATACCGAAAACATGGGAAAGATTCGTTACTTTAGACCACGGACTGCGCAACCCTACAGCGGTATACTTCAATGCCATCAATCCGGACCTGGGTGAGGTGTGGACGTATGACGAATATTATATGGCAAACACGCTTATACCTGAACATGCTAAGAATCTGCTACCACGAATACGGGAGATACCACATGGTCGAAACCGCTTCATGGTGGGCGACCCAAGCATTCAGAATAAGACTGATCCTATTAACGGTAAGAGTGTCCAGGGACTCTATCAAGAGTATGGCATGTTCTTTAACCCAGGGAACAACGCCATCGAAGCAGGCGTACTACGAGTCAACTCTTATATTGAACGTGGTAAGTGGAAGATTTTTAGAGATAAATGCCCAAACTTGTGTAAAGAGGCAATAAACTACAAGTTCAAAGATGTGTCAATGGATGATGCACACAAGAACCTGCACGAGCGGCCTGTGAAAGCGAAGGACCACGGCATGGACTCCATTCGCTACGGATTCATGCGTTTGCCTGACGACCCAGACATGCTAAAACTTGTAGCCTTTGAACCTCCGTCGCAGTATACTGGTGTAAGGGAAGTCGATTCAGAGTGGCATACAAGCGATTTCAGGGAGCATTCAGGAAGGGCATGGGAGTCATATGGGTACTAAGAAAGTTATTGCTGTAGACTTTGATGGCACAATTGCCGTCACCAGGTATCCTGAGATTGTGTCGATGATTCCGCAGGCAAAGATTTATCTTCGCAAGTGGCGGAAGCAAGGTCACATCATCGTTTTGTGGACGTGTCGTGAAGGACCGACACTACGCGATGCCGTCAATTTCTGTGAAAAGGAAGGTATTTTATTCGACGTGGTGAACGATCATCACACCAGTTTTACCGACCAGTACAAGAACAACCCGCGCAAAATCGGCTGTGACATTATGATTGATGACAAGTTCCCAATGAACATCGAAATGCAATGGGAACTGGTGAATAACATGCTGAAAGGATGATTAACGTGGCAACCAAAAAGAAATGGGTCCAGGGCGCAATCAAACGACCGGGCGCACTTCACAAAGCACTCGGCGTTCCGCAAGGTAAGAAAATCCCAGACGACAAGTTAAACGCCGCCGCCAAAAAGAAAGGCCGTGTCGGGCAAGAAGCACGTCTCGCCAAAACCTTGAAAGGCATGAACCGTAAGGGAGGTAGGAAAAAGTGAAAAAGAAGCGCAAACCAGCTATTGAGATCATCATTGGTCCTTTGAAAAAAGATAAAAAGACTATGACAAAGCCGAAAAGGAAGAAATAGTAATGACCAGACCGAAAACGTCACCGTACAACGTTTTTTATACGGACGGCCAATATTTTACATATGATTTGACACGACAGGAATTCGAGGACTTGTGCGAGACTGTTGTGTCCGGTTCACCTTGTTTTGTCAGCTTCGGTGTCATTGTAACCAAGGACATTCGTACTATTGTCGAAAAGAAACCTGAACCACCACGACCGCGACCTACACAGCCTGCACTCCCGACGGATGTAGATGAAGAAACGCGTCAATGGCTACAGGAAAACTTGAGCGAGTTCTACATGGGAAAGGATGTGGACTACGGTGAAAACAATTGAAGATGAATGGAAAGAGATAAAGCCGAAAGGCAAGCAAAAAGAACCGAATTCGCAAGCCTACATGGACAACCGCGAGAACGCCGCCGCCGACGTTGAAAAGTATTGGATGCGGTTCTTAATCGCGGAGTCTGCGGTCTCTAAAATTCACGACAAATGGACAGAAATTGACAAATTTGATCGGGGCGAACAATGGAAAGACCTGAACATTCCACCGTGGGTGCCAAAACCCGTCACCAATTACATCCGGTACGTGCGAACGATGAAGCGGGCCAGTCTCGCCAGCGGTATTGCACAGCCGAATTTCACACCGCTTCATGAGGACGATGTAGAGATTGTACGATTGCTTCAGTTGGCGAACAACCATGTGTGGGAAGATATACATGTGGACCGTCTTGTCCGGCATTGCATAGACCGGGCACTCCTTCAAGGCACTGCCATCGCCTACATCTACACTGACGACAATGTAATTGCCGGGAAATATTACAAGGAGAAAGACCCCCGCAACCAATTGTACCAGGGCGATATTCGAGTGAAACGTTGGCCTGTGGAAAACTTCTTCCCAGACCCGGATGCATACCGGCTGGAGGACTGTAAGTGGATTGATACGACTGAAATTGTGGCACTTCGGAACGTGCAGAACAACCCAGCTTTCATCAAATACTGTAAAGAGCAAGGTACCTTCGATAAACTCATGAACTTGCCCATCAATGAACTTGAATATGATGATGACGCGTCTGGTACGATCTACGAGCGTGACTGGACACCAATGGAAACGCCGAAAATGTTGCCAGGTGACTACGTGGTGACGTTACATACGCACTGGGAACGCTACTATTACGAGGGAAAGTGGCACCTGCGTGTGACCTACTGGATGCGAAATACGGATTTCTTCTTGCTTCGACTCGAAGATGTCGAGCCAAATTGTTACCCATTCGCTGTTCTGTACGACGAGAAGGAAGAAAACACGTTCTGGGGTTTGGGTACAGCCCACGACATCATGGAAAATCAAAAAATTGTAAATAAACTACAGCAAACGGCCAGTATTCTCGGTGTTCTACACCAAAACCCACAAAAAGTGGTGTTGCGGGATTCCGGGATCAATCCGCAGGAAATGGCACGTACCGGAACTCTACCGGGCAAGGTTTGGCAGTCAAATATTCCGAACCCAGTCGAAACCATCAACCCGTTACCTATCCCACCTGAGCTTTTCACACTTGATGACCGGGTTCAGACGAACCTACGAGAAATGTCGGGCATCAATGAAGCGTATTCAGGGGCCAGTTCGGGGTCTTTAACTACATCGACAGGTGTGAGTGACCTAATTGAACGCGCCACCATGCGAGATCGGGACAAGATGATCCAAATCGACGACTTTGTGGAGCAAATTTGCCATCTTGTCGTCCTTCAGGTGCTGTATCGCTGGCGTACCAAGCGTACCATTGTCACCACGGCACCGAATGGGATGCCGAAGTACGACACCTGGACACCTGTTGAAAAGTTGACAGCGCAAAATATTGGCTGGCGCATTCGTTCGGATGTATACGCGAAGGCACCAACGACGCAGGCGCAACGCCGACAACAGGCCCAACAGCTTTTGACAACACAAGGACAGTTCCAGTTCAATCCTCCAGTCATTACACCGGAAGAGTTCGTGAAGATGAACGAGTTCCAAGACCAGGAGGAAATTCTGCAACGCATGGAACGAGATCGCCAACAGCTAGAACAACAAAAAGCACAGAATCTGGAACAGCAAATTGTCCACGTGGCCGAAGCTATTCAAAATGCCAAGGGCAGAGGGATGTCTCAGGACGAAGTTCAGCAAATGGCAATGCAGATGGCACAACAACTTATCGGACAGGAACAACAGCAGGACGAAAAGAACGGCATCGGCAATGGAAGCCAGCCGCAGGCCACGCCACAACCGCCGCGCGGCGTCACCGGACAAGTGCAGATGGCGAATATGGCAAAGGGTATGTAACCGTGGTATAATAATGCTCCGGTTCACCGCGCAGAGCCGGATGGTCAATTCCCTACGGAAACCGCGTCCACGACGCGGTTTTTTGTTGTACTCAAAATTTTATTAAGTTTGTATTGCAGATGTAAAGATATTGAATTACAATGATGTCAAATACGGATGGGGATTCCGCAAAAACCCCAAACTCTCGCGACCCACGCGCAAAAAGGGATGGAGGACATAGACATGCCACCAGAAGAAGACCAAATGCCAGAAGATTTCAGTTCAGTCTTCCCAACTGACAATACCGATGAGTATGGCGATCCGTTGCCGCAAGAACCAACACCAACACCTGAACCTGAACCAGAGCCGACACCTGAACCTCAACCGGAGCCAGAGCCACAACCAACACCAACACCTGAACCTGAACCCGAACCCGAACCGCAGAAGCCTGTACAGACATCAGAGCAGAATGCGAAGTTCGCGGAACAACGTCGGCAACAGCAGGTAGAAGAACGGGCGAAGCAACTTGCGGAAGAACGCTGGAAGCAGTCACCCGAATATCTGTTAGCACAGGAAATGGCAGGTACATACGGACTCACGGCTGAGCAGGCGTTGCAACAGGTTCGTGAACAGAAGCTGAAGCAGGAAGCTGAACAGAAGAACATACCGATTGAATTTCTTCGCCAGCGGCAGGAGCAAGATGCGCGTTATGCTGGCCTGCAAAAAGAAATGCAACAACTCAAGTCGAATGCCTGGGCACAACGTATCGGACTAGAACGTGAGCAAGTCAAACAACAGTTCGCCTTTCTCACTGACGACGACATGCAAGGTGCTATCAACTACATGTTATATGAGTTGAAAAATCCGGATGTTCCGTTTCAGCAAGTGGTGTATGCGGTTCACGGTCAGAAGATTATGGATGGCTTACGCGAATCGGCACGTCAAGAGGCTTTGGCAGAACTCGGTGGTCGTAAACCTAGTCCTATTCCACCACAAGGATCAACCATTAAAGAGGACAAAGTGATCCTAACCGACGAGGAGAAATACGTTGCTAAGGCACTTGGGGTTTCTAATGATGACTACGCTAAAAACAAGGAGTGAGACATGTGATCGAGTTCGCCTATACGCTTGACGGCGATACAAGTATGGTTCAGGACTTTAACGCCGCTGTAGCAGGTAACACGAATGCGACCAAGACAAGCGCAACCGCAGGCGCGTACACGCCAAAACCAGGCGATATTGTGACTTTGAATGATCAAGGCAACGCGGCTTTGGCACTCGAAGCAACGGTCACTGGTAAACAGTACCTGAATGCAACTACGGTCCTCGGTCTGTGTGAGGGAGGCAACTTCCGTGGTATCACCGAAGGTGGCACATACGCCGCAGTTACTGTGACGAACAATAGCGAATCGAATACGTTGGCAAAGGTTCATGTCACACCAACCGAAGTGTACCGGATTGACATGGTGCCGGGTGAATCTGCACCAGTTACCGGAAAAAGTTATTCAGTTTTGCTAGACGCAACCCACGGCGCACAATTGGACACGTCCGATCCGGTCGGCACCACACAGATCGCTGAAGTCGTTGGCTTTGATGCAGACGCAAACGTTGCCTTCATTCGATTCACAACACGCGATTTAGGCAACTGATAAAACTGATAAAGGGGGGACTATAGATGTTGCAATCGGGAAATTTTGGACGACTGTTGGAGCCTGGACTACGCAAAATCTTTTTCGACAGCTACCGCGAGTTACCGGAACAGTACAGCAAGGTGTTCCGTACAGAGACTTCCAACAAGGCTATCGAGACAGACTATCGGATGGGCGGCTTTGGTGAGTGGGAGAAGAAAGACTCGATGGGACAGGTCAAGTATCAAGAACCCACCAGCGGTCAATCTCTCCAGTACATCCACGAAGAGTTCGCTAGTGGATTCGTTGTCGAACGCAAGTTGATTGACGACGAAGAGTACCGCGAGATCAAGAAGATGCCAGCCGAACTTGCCAAGTCTGCACGTCGAACGGTTGAAGCCAAGTCAATCACAGTCCTTGCGAACGCGTTTACTGCAAACGGATACGATGGTGTACCTTTGATCAACGACGCACACCCGCGATTGGATAAGGGTATGGCGGTAGCGAACCAGGTTTCCGGCGCATTGACGGACCAAAATCTGAAGGACGCACTGGTTCTCGCCCGCGAACAAGTGGACGAGACTGGGATGCTCATTCAGATGCTTCCGAAACTGCTCGTGGTACACCACCAGTTGGAGTACACGGCCAAGACGATCATCGGATCAGCCAACCTGTCCCCGAATGGCGATGGTACACTAGCCGCTGGCGTATCGAACGCCGCAACCGACAAGAACGTGATCCAAAACGGCTTGCAAGTTGTGGTGCTTGATTACCTGCCTGCACTGGACAAGACCACAAACGCGCCTGCAACCAGTTCTACGACCGCTGGAAACATCC